AAAGTTTTTTGAGTCTATTCCTAGATTAGAGCATACATTTACGGTTACAAATCCAGAGACAGGAGTTGAATCTGAGTTTTTAATCAATGGATTAACTAATTTTTTCGGATAGCCCTCTTCCATAACACGCTAGAGGGATACTACAAAACCAACTTTGCTTTGATGCATCATCATAAATACTCTTTGACTGAGATTGAAAATATGATGCCATGGGAGAGACAGGTATACACTAGTCTCTTAATGCAACATCTAGATAATGTCAAAAAAGCACAAGAAGCAGCTAAACAACGATAATGGCACACGGATTTTTATCATATCAAGATAGCAGAGGTAAATCTGGGATTGAGATTGGTCTGGAAAATTTGATTGAAAAGAAATATAAAGAACTAAAAGAACATTTATTAAAAGAACGTAAAAAAACAGACCAGAAAATTGAGGAAGTTTCTGCAAAAGTAGAAGAACCTGCTGCTTTGAGAGCAGGACAACAACCTTTATTATCGGGTGGAAATCAAAAAGCAGTAGCTGCAGCCCCTTTACAAAGAATGCTTGGTGGAACAGCTTTACAAAGAGCATTACCTGCAGGACCATCAGCAATAAATCCTGATGTTCAGGGTGGTGGATTAGCTAGGGGTGGATTTAATGGAAAACCACTAAAATCAGAAGGATTTGTTTCTGATAGAATTGTAAATATCGGTGCTACAAATCTTGGTGTAGAAAGAGATATTGGCGGTGACGATATGTTCGTCAAACGCATGGAACCTGTTGGTGGAGATAGTGGAGAAGTAGTACAGGCAATTGATAGATTGACCATGGTTACCATGAGTTTAGTTGCTACTACAAAACAACAAACACAAGTTCAACAACAGATTGCTCAAACACAGCAACAAGAAGCAGAAAAATTAGGAAGAAAATCAATAGCAGCTGCAGAAGAATTTAATCTGGAACGAGGTGGAGACTTCTCTAGCAACGCTGCTTATATGGGTCTTGGAGCAAACGGCATGGCACTGATGGGTGCTGGTGGTGGATCACGTAGAGGCGGTGGTCCTGGCGTAGGTATAGGTGGTAAGGCAGCTGCAGGTGCATTAGGCAGATCCGTGATGAAAAGAGGTGGTGCTAGAGCTGGAACAAGACTTGGCATTGCTCTGGGTGGTAAGATGAGCAAAGGTCTTGGGAAAAACTTAGGAAAGAAATTAGGTGGAAAAGCAATTGGTAAACTTGCTGGTGGAGCAATTGCAAAGAGTCTAGGAAAGAAAATTCCACTGGTAGGATTAGGATTAGGTGCTGTTTTTGCTGCTCAGAGAGCACTACAGGGAGATTTTATTGGTGCTGGTCTGGAATTAGCTTCTGGTGCAGCATCTACTATTCCTGGTGCTGGTACTGCTGCTTCTGTTGGTATTGATGCTGCTCTAGCTGCAAAAGATATGACGATGCCATCTGGTGCCGATGGTATGGTAACAACTGGTCCTAAATCTGGTTATCTTGCAGAACTTCATGGTACTGAGGTTACTCTCAGTGGTAATAAGTCTAAAGAAATGAAAGATATCTCTCTTAATATTGGAGAGGGTATTCTTGAAGCACAAAAAAGGAATAAACGTTTATTTGGTCAATTGCAATCGGAGGGACTGCATCAATATTATGATAAACAAGGTGGTTGGAATGGATTCTACAAAGGATTAAAAGAAATTCTTGGTGCTCTTACGTTACCTGGAATCGGTAAAATTTTCAGATTTAAAAACGACAACGAAGAAGATACATCAACATCAGGCGGCGGCGGTCGCAATAGGAGTAATATGGCAGGTGGTGGTGCTGCTACATTTGATACTATTGTTTCTGGTGAGGGTGGTGTAAATTCTGTAAACCGTAGCAAGGCTGGTGATACTCCTGGTGGTGCAAAATCTATCTTTGGTAAGAATCTCACTGAGATGACTGTTGGTGAGATTATGGATGCTCAAGCAAGAGAAGAAGTGTTTGCCGTTGGTAAATATCAAATCATTCCAGACACAATGAAAGAGTTTGTTCAAAATAGTGATGTTACTAGGGATATGCTATTTACTGAGCAAACTCAAGATATGTTTAAAGATTATGTTATTAATGTGAAAAGACCTTCGGTAGGTAAATATTTAAGAGGAGAAACTAATGATCCCACTGAAGCGGGACAGGCACTGGCAAGAGAGTTTGCTTCTGTAGGACTCCAATATGATGAAACTTATAAAGGAAATCGGATGACGAGAGGTCAAGGTCTATATGATGGTACTGCTGGCAATGCTGCTTCTATCAGTCCCGAAGAAATAATCGAAGCATTAAAAAGAGATAGAGCTGCTGGTTCTGTTCCAAAATTAATAGGAGAAAACCCAGATGTTAAACCAGATGGTGCTGACTGGGCAAAATCATTGAATCTGGGGAATGAACCATTTATTGATTTTGGTGATAATAATCAGTTCCGTGCTATCAAGAAAGATAGTGGTGGATATAAGATCATGAAAAGAGGTTTTCTTGGTATGTTTACACCTATGAATACTGAAGGTAAAAACCTTGGGTTAAAAAAACAATTAATAGAGGCTGCTAAACCAAAAGAAGTAAGTTCCTTAAATCCAACAACAGATAATGACTCAACCTCACTTACTGCATCTGTTGATGATCCTAATGCATTAAATACAGCTTCTACAGATGCTCAATTAACTGCTTCTGCAGGAGCAGGGACTACAATCATCAATAACTACAACACAACAACTGGTGGTGGTAAATCTTCTGGAGGAGATGATGTAGCATTAGCATCTAGCTATAGTCAGATGGGTCCTAATTTTATGTTTGCTCCAATGCAACTTAGAGCTTAAACTATGGAAAATTTTTCTTCACCAACTGATTTTGTACTTAGAAGTTTTAGAATTTTTAAGGGAGGAACTAATACAGATATTGAGATCAAAAAATTAGTTGCAAATTTTGAATATGTTGAGTCTATTTTAAGTCCTTTTATAGTAGCTGGTGCTACTATAGTTGATAGTGCTGGTTTACTTGGATCTCTTCCTATTAAAGGTGGAGAAAGGGTAGTTATTGAAATGTTGACAAATATTAGTGATGTTCCAATTCGATATGATATGGTTATTTGGAGAGTCTCTGATCGTTATGCTCAACAACAGAAACAAGTATATAAGATTGGTTTAATATCTCCTGAAGCATTGGAGAATGAAATTACAAGAGTTAATGTTGTAATGGAAGGTAATCCTGAGGGGATTATTAAAAAGATGATAAAACAACCAGAATATATTGGTAGTCAAAAAGAGTTTTTCTCAGAACCTTCTTTATTTGAAAACAAAATAATTCCTAATAATAAAAGACCATTTGATCTTATTACACAACTAGCAGTTAAGAGTATTTCTCCTAAAGCTAAGTTTGAAACTAATAATACATCAAATAAGAATAAATCAGAACAACAAATTAAAGGCAGTGGTGGATTTTTCTTTTGGGAAACACGTAGAGGATATAATTTCTTTGCAGTTGATTCTTTATGTGCTGATGAGAAAAGTCCTCTAAAATCTGATAGATTACAAGTGAAAGCATGGGGTGATGGACCAGATGAACCTTATACGGAGAGATTGGGAAATATTGGAGATGGTGCGGATGAAAGATTTACAATTAAAAAATCTATCTTTGATTCTGAGGTTGATACTCTTACATCGTTAAGAGTGGGAAAATATTCTTCTTTGATGGTATTCTTCAATCATTCAACAGGGCAATACGAAGAGTATGTCTATAAAATTAAAGATAGTTATGATAACATGTCACATCTTGGAGGACAAGATTCTCTTTCTTTAATTCCTGTACAAAATGTAGAATTATCTGATTACCCTAGTAGAATTATGTCAGTATACTTAGATCATGAATCTTGGTCTAATGAACTCGAACCTGCTTCACCAGAACCAAAAGATAAATCTAAATCCCCAACAAAATTTGCTGATTGGCAAAAATATTATATGGCACAATCTATAGCAAGGTATAGGTTACTTACAAATCAGAAGTGTAGTATCGTAATACCTGGAAATGCTGAAATATGTGCAGGAGACAGAATTAATGTTAGACTAGTCAGTAAGCTACCAACTTCATTAGGAAAGGACGAACCTTTCGATTTGGAGAGTAGCGGACAATACTTGATTCAAGAAGTAACGCATTCTTTTGATCCTTTATCTGGATCAAATGGTACATTTTACACCACATTGCGCTTGATGAGAGACTCTTATGGACAAAAGGATAAAGTGTCCTCACATAGTAAATAAATAACTAAAGGAAACTACCTACTTATGGACAGTATCGAACAGCATATCGAAAAGGACAAAGAGATTCTTGAGAATCCTACTATTTCACCGCAACAACGTCGTCACATTGAAGGTGAACTGCATGAATTAGAAGAGTATGCAGAACATAATAAGAAAGATATTGAAGCAGGTGATCATCACGATCCTTCATATCTTGAACTTTATTGTGATCAAAACCCTTCTGAACCAGAATGTTTAGTATATGATGATTGAATATGGATGACTCATTATCACGGTTAGTACCAGTAAATCAAATTGGATCCGATGGATACGCTTGGTGGATTGGACAAGTAGAAGGAACTGTAGATGACGATAAAAACAATAAAGGTGGATATCGTTATAAGGTAAGAATTGTAGGAGATCATCCTGGTAATAAGGATATTCTTCCTACTGCTGCTTTGCCATGGGCAACCGTGATGATGCCAGTTACAACACCATTCATGCCAGGTAATGTTGGTGGTGCAGCTTCTCAGTTAATTGAAGGTTGCTGGGTAACTGGATTTTATGTAGACGCAGACAAACAGAAACCTATTATCTTAGGTTCTATTGGTCAAACACCTGCAGCTACAAAGATTGTTAATACACCAGGACCAAAAAGAAAAGCATATGTTACA